TTCATATTTTAACATTGCGTGTTCTGATATGTTAGCTTGTAACGCACCAGCAACTTTAGCAAACGCAGGATTTGTTTGTTGATTCATTGGGTCTTGTATATAAGAACCTTTAACCTGCATATGTGCATCATGGTTTTGTCCTTTAAATGCTTTGATAGGAGTTCCTTTATTAGCATCTTTAATATCTGATAAAGGGTCTTGAGGCATTGCTTCTTTTTTCAAAGGCATTATTTTATCTACATTAGGTACGTTTGCAGTTGTAAGAAGCATTCTATTAATTTCTTCCATATCAAACATGTCAGGAGGAGATTGCGCTGCAATCTGTTGTACCATTTGAATAAGCATCATACGCTGGGCATTTGATGGAATATTAGGGTCAGATATTGGAATAATATCTACATCACCATTAAAGTCTTTCTTAAATATTTTTTCAAGACAACCCGGAAGTTTATAAGGATACTCATTAGGTAGATACTCATAGTCAACACGAGCAAGAATCTTAAACTCATCTCCCTGTGCCTTGTGTAGTCTTTTATGAATAGCAGTAAAGAATTTACTTGAAGCCTCAAGCAATGCCATAGTTGTGCCTACAGGACCATAGCCTCCACTGTCTGAAATTACTTGTTCTGTGGAGTCTGCAAATTTTTGACCAGCCCCTGTAACAAAACTGAGCATGTTAAACAAAGTGCCAGAAGGCTCTTTAAAGGGAAGAGGAACAATAGCCTTAGATAGGTCAACGCCCGTAGCTTCCACTTCTTTAAACTCACCCGGAGCAATCGGGTCATTGTCACCCACGATTCGTACTCCTTTAGCTTTAAATCCACCCGGTAGATTAGCAAACTGCCCTGCGTCCAAAAGACTGCGCATAGCAGCAGTGGCAGACATAGTAAGATTCCCAAGAAAGTGAATAAGCCCCAGCCCATAGAAACCAAAACCAGGAACATATCGGTAATGGGTGAAGTGCATCTTCTTCTCATATCGTTCATCTCCCTCATTCCAATTACGGCGAATAGATAAAACAGAACCACTTGATTGTTCTATAGTTACAATATAAGGACATGCGGTTTTACCTTCATGCATTTTATCTTCCGGCAGTTCTAGATAACAATGTTGCTCAAGTAATACATACTGAGGGTCATTGTCTCCTGCTGGTGATAAACCTAATACATTATCCATCTTAGATGCCATACCAGATAATTCAGGTATGCCAGCGTTAGGAAGTTCAATATCAGCATACATGCCAGCTTCCATACAACGAGCTATATCAACAGGACTACGATATATAACATGTGTATATCTATCTGCCCTTCTAAGGTCGGAAGCATAATAAGATACATAGAATTGGTCAATAGGAACAAACTCAGAGACAGGACGACCAAGACTTGAGTCATAGTAAATCTTTTTAATTGAAGAGCCAATCAAAGGTAAGTGAAACAACATACGTTCAAACTCATCAAAGTATTCAGGCATCTGTGTTGTAACTTGATAGTTCATAAAGTTTTGAACACGATTAGCTTGTTGTTGTTTTTCTACTGTAGCATTACCAAGCACTTGGGCTTTTACTGGTCCTTTAGAAGGAAACAGTTCTTGTGATGCTTTAGATTGAAACTTAACAGCTGACTCAATAAGCAGTGGGTGAACAGCAGTAGCAGCCCCTTCAAAAGGTTCTGTAGTATCTTCTAGTTTTAAACCAAGAAGGTCAAAACCACGTTCAAACATAGACTCCCATTCAGCACGAGAATCTTTATCTGCTTCAAATTTATCAATTACTGTATGACCAATTTCTTCTAACGTATCTTCATCTAGTTTATCTACAAGGTTTTCATAAAACTCAGACTCAATTTCAATTTCAACTTCTATCTCCGCACCTTCTGCTTGGAAGTCTACTTCAACCTCTCCTGTTTCAGGGTCAACTTGATAGGAAACATTAGCAGACATAGGGTCTTCTGCTTTTATTTGTATTACATTATCAGTTGGTATTTGGTCGTATGGATTTTTTTCTGTAGCCATTATGCTTTCCTACGTTGTTTGGTTTTCTGTTTCATATCATTTATATACTTTCTATAAATTGAAGCAGATTGTTTTTTGCCAGCAACCTTTGCTCTTTGTTCCATTGCAATAGCAGCTTGTATTTTATGTGCGTGTGTTTTACCACTACGCCGTATCTTAGTAACACTAGATTTAGAATTAGCAGGTGTGTCAAACTTTAAACCACGGATAGTACCTTTTGGATTCTCATCAGTATACAGGTCAGAGTGTTTCTTACTCCCTGCAGGTTGTCCCTTCTTTCTTGGTATACGTGGTTTATTCATTATATAAATTATCAAATATTCTATTTGTGTCTAGTGTATAATCTAAATCACTTTTACTATAATGTGTATGAGCAGAAGGTTTAAAGTCTGGTGCGCCTTCTCCTGTCTCAAACCAAGCAGGGTGTGTTACTCTTACTCGATTATTAGGCAGTGCAACAATATTACCTGTCCATTCTCCTGCATCTAATAAACACATAACATGACTTTGTTTATGTTGTGCAGGGTCATCCGCTATTTCACTTTCTGTATAGTCAACAGTAAATAAATAATTAGCAGGATACATGTTACCATCTATCTTAGCTAACCACGGACAAGGTGTTGCTCTATCTAGAACATACACTGCATGATGGTTTGAGGAGCAATCCCAAGGTTGAGCATTATGAACATCCATAGGTTCAGGCCACTCTTCTAAAGGAACATCTCCTACAAGAGCCGTGATAGGCATCCTAGCCCACATAGCTCCACCATGTACTGTGTCCTCTTCCTCTCCTTCTGGTGCTATACCAGTAAAAATAACTTGAAAACTTAAACATCTATTTGGCATTGTTGTAACAGCAATTGCCATAGCATGTAAAAACTCTCCGTGATAAGCCTCGTGGTTATGGGTATACTCACGACGCACCCAACATTTAAAATGTGGGATATTGCTTTGCAGGTAAGCCATTAAGCTTTAACCAGCTTGTACCCCTTTTTCTTAGCTTCAGTCCGTAGTTTTGCTACTGACATTCCTGAAGCCTTGCCTCCCTTACTCATCATTTTACTTTTCATTTTACCACCAGCACGATAACCTTTGCTTTTCATCTTGCCGCCAGCACGATAGCCCTTGCTTTTTTTTTTCATAACCATTTTATTTACTCCTGTTAATATAATCTATTATGAGGTGCGCCGCCTTTTTTCTTAACCTTTTTCTTTTTAGCTTTAGAAACTTTACCACCCTTTTTCATAGTCCCTGCTATTTGAGAAGGATTATTAGCTATATCTCTTTTCATCTTTGCTCTTTTTCTTAAAGCTTTTTCTTTTTTCTTTTCTAAAAAATTTTCTATGGGTTCTTTTGCAAGTCCTAGTAATAATCCCATTGTAATGCTCCTTTATAAATTATGGATGACCTTATTATAGCACTAAGTCCTCCAGTATCCAACCCTCTTTTGTCTACGGGGATTATAATCATCTTCCCAGCTAGGGTCTTCAGGATGTGTCACGTTCCAGCTATCCTTCATATAATGTATTGCCATAGTCATTGCATCTACTTGGTCATCGTGTGCGCCATTTGGAAATGCTAGACACTCATCAAATAAATCCTTTGCCCATTCTTTACCGCTTGGTATGTAAAGCCGTCCTGATTCCATGATTGGTGTGGCAGAATAAACACGAGATACCTTGTCTCTGTCAGGCATATACTCTAGTACAGGTAGTCCGGCTTTACGCATATCTTGTATTAAAGATTGTCCTGATGCTTTCTTTTCTACAATACATATATCGGGTTTATGTTTTTGAAAAAGAAACTGTGCTGTACGCCGTAGGTCTGGATATTCAAATCTATCTTTTACATTACCTAATAAAATTAGATTAGGTACTACTGACTCTATGCCATACTCATCTTCTTCGACTTGGTGAAAGATACCCCACGTTTGGATGACACTATAGTCTGCCGTCTTCCTTGTCGAGAAGGCTGTGTCATAAGTCTGGATAACAATCTCGCATTGCGGTGGGTCTTCATACTCCCACCACTCAAACCAGGATTTCTTGATAATCCCACCTTCATCTGGTGACGGATTTTGCATGTACAAAGCGTCCCAATACCTAGACCCATTACTAGCCCGTATTTCTTGTTCATCTGTTCTTAATACCTCATCTGGTTTCCACTCAGGAAAATAACTTCCACCCTCTTCTAAACCTAACAGGTCTGCAGCTGTCTCGTCAAGCCATGCTGGTATACTAATTACTTCCCATTTGTTTTCTGTTAATTCATTTTCTTGTTTTAATAACCAACCACATAAATCATCGTAGTGGTATCTTGTATTAATAATAATGATAGCACCATTAGGCATCAAGCGTGTACGTAGACCACTAGGCCACCATTCTTTAATATACCTACGCCCTGCTTCTGAGAATGAATCCTCCTCAGACATAACATCATCCAGTAATGCTAAGTGCGCACCACGACCAGCAATCTGTGACCTGACACCTGCAGCATAGTAAGAACCATTATGATTAGTCTTCCACTTACCAGCAGCCTTCACATCACTCCGTAGGGACACACCCTTGAAGATACGTTGGAACTGTTCATCATTAACTATATCCCTAACACTACGCCCAAAGTCACTAGCTAGTTGGTCACTGTGTGAGATAGACATAATCTCGTGATTACTGAAATGTCCTATATACCATGATGGAAATAGTTTACTTGTTATTAAAGATTTACTAGAACGGGGTGGTAGGAATATCATTAACCTTTTTAAATCACCCTCCGCTACTTTCTGTAGTCTATCACATAATACTTCAATGTGTCTTCCCATCTTGAAGTCTGTTACAAGAGTCGGGGCCACAAGTCTTACATAAGTTAAGAAGTCTTGTTTAGATTTCTTTTGTATATATCTTTTAAGTGTATTGTTAAAACCTATATGGGCTTCTATGGGTGTAGTAATAATGTCACTGTCTTGCATAAATAATACTCGTGTTGCATAAATGATGTATGTAAGCCTATTGTATGTTTAAAAGAAACATGCTAAAATATTCTTACTTTATTTTAAGGGGTGCTTAATACAACACCCGCTAACATTATTCTATTATACTTACATTATCTTTTTTATACAAGTTATTATATTTATATATTAATACAGACTACGGCTACCCCCGGCTGTAGTTTTTTTTATTGTGAGAAAGCTCCTAAATTTACTCGATATATGGCAGGGGTATATTATATATAAATATATATGTTAATTTTTTTGTGTACATGTTTCTTAGAATCATTCTAAACTTCAGAATTTTTTCTGGAAAGAATCCTTTTTAGAATGATAATAAAGAACAATAAAACTCATTTAATTGAGATTTTAGATTGTTGTATTTTTGCAACACATATATTTATCTTTTATTTTTATT